CAAAAAAGACTGTGGATACTTTCTGGAATAAGGTTCAACCGGGCAAAGAGAAGTATACCGACTTTGATGAAGTGACTAGCGGCATTGAGTACGCAAGGTTTCCAAACGTGGTACAGCTCTTGGCGGAGTATGTTGATAATGCTGACGATGTTTTGTATGACCTTGGGAAAAACCGCATCAAGATGGCGAACTTGGAGAGCCTCTCTTATATGTCACCCAAAGACGCAATTGTCGAAGCACAGCGCCTGTCCAAATCTCTGAAAGAAAATGCAGAGGCGACACGGACAAAATTGCCCAATGATCCGCTTTCTAAAATGCGACCAGCTAACACCGGGACGGATACTGGTGCAATGTCGGTTAAGGACTTTAGAAGCAAATACAAAGCGTAAACGACAAAACCCAGATCCGCTATTTAAAGGATTAAATAGAGGATCATCACATGGCTGTATTTCCAAATAATATTTTGCAACAGGTGCAAACTTATCAGCGTTCTTCGCTGGCCCTGTTGTTAAACCTTTGCTGCCATATCTCAACAGCAAATACTCGTTTCAAAGATTTCGATAAAATCCAGGCGAATCTTGGTAGCACAGTGACATTCGATTTGCCACCACGCTTCACTACCACACAAGGTTTGGTTGCAAGTTTTGAACCCGCTGTACAAAGAGTTCTGAACTTAAAAGCCGATCAAGCCAACAACACCAGCTTTGCTGTCACCAGTCAACAACGCATCTTCAATCTGGAAAAAGGTGAAGAGGATTACATGCGCGTCTTTGGCAAGAGTGCCATTGCGGAACTTGCAAATTTGGTTGAAGGAAACATTGCACTGAACTGGATTTCCGGCGTGCAATCACAACTTGTTTCACCGCCAACCTACAACACGTTCTCAGGCCCATACCGTTTCTTTGGTGATGGTTCTACGAGCCTAAGCTCCTACCAGCAATTAGCACAGAGTGTCATGTTCTTCAAAAATTATGGCGCTGTGGCAGAAGGGATGAAGATCTATTTGCCTGATACTGTCATTCCTGCAATTGTTGGAAACGGTTTAAACCAGTTTGTTCCAAACCGTAATGATGACATCGCAATGAGCTGGGAAGTTGGCGACTTTGGTACGCCGCTTGTCAAGTACTACCAAAGCAATTTAATGCCAATCCATGTGTCAGGTGATACCGGCGTCAATGGCAACACACTTACCATTGTCAGTGTGAATGATCCAACCGGGCAATCTGTTACAAGCATCACAGTTTCTGGAGCAACAACGGTTTCAGATACAAATGCTGTGTTACCTGGCGACTTGTTCCAATTTAAAGATGGTGTTGCTGGTCAACCCAATATGCGCTACTTAACTTTTATCGGCCACTATCCATCTGCAAATCCGGTGCAAGTGCGCGCTGTTGCAGCTTCTCCTTCAAATGCCGCTGGTAATGTCACGATCCAAATCTACCCGCCGCTGAACTGGGCTGGTGGTGCCAACCAAAACCTTAACAACCCGATTGCAGCTGGTATGCAACTGCTTTCATTCCCAAGCCATCGTGCTGGCGGAATTCTTGGTGGCGATGCGCTCTACATGGCAATGCCACAACTGCCAGAACAAAGCCCATATGACACTGCCAATGAATATGATCCTGACACCAGCGCATCTTTGCGTCTGACCTATGGTTCGCTCTTTGGACAAAATCAGACCGGCATGATCTACGATGAAGTACATGGCTCAGTGATTGTTCCAGAGTATTCCATGCGGTACATGATTCCGTTATCTCAAGGGTGATGAGCTGGCCGGAGGCTAGTTCCGGCAAATTTTTTAGAGGACACAAACATGATTAGCGGAAATGCCGTACCACAAATTCAAAATGATCCGATTTATTCACTACCACATTTATACATCAGCGGTTTGAATATTTCGGTTGCATCAACCACTGTCATTGCTATTGCCCCTGGAGCCGCGCGTGACCAGAACAACAACATTGACATGGAAGTGGGTTTTCCAAATTTGCAAGGCGTGACACTGCCTGCTACCTTGAACCTGAACTACATGCCGCCATTGTTTATCAACTCAGCGCTGAATGGCGCAAATGGTTTGGATCAAGGGACGCTAGCCGCGTCTTCAAGCTATGGTGTGTGGTTGATTGGTGATAGCAGAGGCTACAAACCTGTTGCTGGTTTGCTATCTTTGACAAGCAATGCTTATCCGCTATTGCCATTTGGTTATGATTCGCTTCGACTGATCGGCTTTGCAACGTCAACTTCTGGCACCATCTTTACGGCGGCAGGAATTTTGAATGCTTCCAACCTGAAAGCTTTCTATCTGCAACCGGAAGTTTCCGTTTTATCAGGAGGCCACGAAACCACTTTCACAGCGATCAATTTGTCTTCTGCAATTCCAACAGCCGGTGATACCAATGTCATAGCCTTCTTGGATGTGCAGTTTACTCCCGCTGCAGCTGGTGACTATGCGCAGTTTCGTCCAACAGGATCAACTGCAACAACCGGCTTGGTGACTGTCACTGGAATTACTGCCAACACTCCGCAACAGCAATACTTGCAAGTGATCTGCGGTGTTGGTTCGACATTACCAGAAATTGATTATCTGGTTTCAAGCGCCAGTGATTCATTAACCGTGTTAGTTGCTGGTTACTCTTTCACAACGACTTGATGAGTGATGCTGCAAGCAGGAGCAAATATGAATGGCCTACACAGCGCAGCAACTGATAACGCGGTCTTGGTATCTATCAGGAATTGTCGCCCGTAACTTGCAAGTGGTTACGGGTGATCAAATCACTGATGGTTTGATGTTGCTGAATGCTTTGTTAGACTTCAAACAAATTGAAACTGATCTCATTCCCTATTGGACTTACATTGAGATGCCACTCACTGTGGGGGAAGAATTTTATTTTCTGCCCTACGTTGCAGCGGTTGAATCAGCGACGTTTAATTTGGATGTCGTGCGTTATCCAATGGATTCTGTGACACGCACCAACTACTACGGATCTGCCCGTGTTGACAATATATCAACTTTGCCATTTTCCTATAATTACAATCGTGCTCTTGGCGGTGGGAATCTGGCTTTATATTTCTTGCCGGAAAGTAACTACCCGCTAAAGCTCATGGTGAAAATATTTTTAGTGGATGTTGAACTTGGAACGGATCTCACAAACGTTTCTGAAATTGTTCCCTATACCTTCATCAACTCAGCTAACCAAGGCTATGACACGAGCTACATTGAATACCTGCGCTATGCGTTGGCCCAGTATATGTGTAGCGAATACGGCATTCTATTTAACCCGGAATCAGAAAAGATTCTCACCTCCTACAAGCGGAAGTTGATGTACATCTCACCGCCGGATTTGGCGATGCAAAAAGTCACGACTTTGGCTGCAAACCAAGCTGTTGGCTATAACTGGGGCGATGTCAATATAGGTCGTGGCTGGCGACCAAGTTGATGTTTCTACTACAGTTTTAATGTTCTACATGGAACAGGGAGTGTTCTACGGTGATAGCTCGAGGCCAGAATTTTAAAGCAATTCCACTCAACATTGTGGGTTCTTCCACCTTTGGTCGCTATCCAAAAATAAGCTCTGAATTCACCTACAACATGTTTGTGTCCGACAATTTTCTGGTGCCCTACGCAGGCTATATGATCGCGGTGAATGCGACCGCTCTTCAATCTGGAACTGAAGGGCGCGGCATCTTTGCAAGTAATATCCTAGGCCAGCTGGTTGTTGTCATCAGCAATCAAGTTTTTTTGGTTGATATTATCTACACGCCAAACAACAACATGCCATATGTCACTGAAATAACGCCGATTGGCACACTGGAAAGTAATACCGGCGTTGTCTACATTGCTGAAAATTCCAATCCACAAATTTTGATATCGGATAATTCAACTCTTTATTTGTATGACCCGACTATTTCACCAACAATACAACGCGTTGCTGGTTTGGATTTCGTGCCGGGTTACATCACCTATCATGACACCTACTTCATTGCTGCTGCACAAAACACCAATACCTGGAGACTATCGCTTTCCAATGATGGTAGAAGCTGGCCGAATGCAAGTGCGAATGTTGGTGCGCTTGAAACAAAACCGGATATCACGCAAGCCGTGCTCCGCTTTCCATCCAAAGGCAATATGATTTTTGTCATGGGACAAAACGTGACAGAGAGTTGGTTTGACACTGGCGCGCAATTATTTCCCTACCAAAGAAACAATCAAGGCAACATTGATTATGGTTGTGTGTCACCGGCAACGGTTGCCTACATGGATGAGTTTGCAGTGTGGCTTGCCAGAAATGAAAAGTCCGGGCCAATCATTATGTACTCAGATGGTGGTAACGCAGAAAAAATTACGACCGATGGTATCGATTATTTTTTTCACCAGTTGAAGAACCCAGAAGACTCGCAAGCTTTTCTTTACAGACAAGATGGGCACCTCATCTATCACATTAATTTCTACACCGACAATCTTTCACTCTTCGTGGACTTCAACACCAAAAAGATTTATCATGCCTGCGATCAGAACTTGGATTATTTCATTGCTGGACAAGTGGCCTATTTTAACAACCAATATTATTTTGTCTCGCGTAACAACGGCTGCATCTACTCTTTTGATACCACCTTTACAACATTCCAAGACATCGATAGCTTGGGAAATATTTCTTTCCACGAAATTCCGCGCATTCGCTCGTGCCACAATGTGCGTCTGCCATCCCAAGAAAACTTTGTAGTGAATGACATAGGCTTCACAATTGAAACTGGCGAAACCAATTATCAGCAGCAAGTTGTTGGCCCAATATTTTTTATAGCGCAAGATGGGGATTATCTTGTTACCGATGGCGACTTTATTTTCTTCCAAACACAAGATGGCAGTTTTCTTGAAACACAAAATGGTGATGATCTTAGTTCCCAGCAAGCCGCGCCCGGTGGTGATTATCTTATTTCACAGCAATCAGAAATACTTTATCAAACACCCGTTGTGGATCTCACCATGTCCTATGATGGCGGTGCAACGTTTGGCAATGCTTTCCGCTATACACTCCCGGCCATTGGGGACAGGAGAAACCGCCTCATGTGGTGGCAGTGTGGTTGGGGCAATGATGTGGTGACGCAGTTTAAGTTCTGGGGTATCGGGCGCTTTGTAGTAACGGATGGCTTGATGCATATCAGGCAATAGAAGAGGAGCATGTCATGCCAACAGCAAAACTACCACAATCTATTTTCCCGGACTATCCGCATGAAGCAGTTGCGATTACTCAAGGCAAGTTCACATCTCCTTGGGCGTTGTCACTGCAAAGCTTGTATCAAGCTCTACAACGCAACTTCAAAAACGAAGGCATCCTGTTTCCGCCGTTGACAGCTGCGCAGATTGCAACGATACAGGCGATCTACACGTCATATATTGGATTGCCGCTGCCTGCAAATATTCCTGATATCAGCGGCCAGACGGTGTTTGATTCAACGAATCGTGTTCCAAAACAGTTTATAATAACCTATTCCGGGACGAACGTTGCCACCGCACGCTGGTGGACGTTTACACTGACTTAACATTGTGAAAAGGACTTCACTATGAATTCAAGAACTTTTGGATTGGCAAGCGGCCTTGGCGGTATTGGTGCAGGCTTGATGGGTATGGGCGGAGGGAACAATCCGTCTGATGCGGCCACACCCTACTTAGACCAAATGCCGGGCGCGCTCCAACAATATTATCAGCCCTATATGCAAGCGGGTTCACAGGCATTGGGTGGTGTACAAAATCAGTACAATGACCTGATGAACAACCCCGGTGGGCAGCTAAATGCCATTGGCGGTCAGTTCCACCAATCCCCTGGTTTCCAGTTCGCCCTGCAGCAAGCGCTCCAATCCACCAACCACATGAATGCGGCAGCTGGCATGGCTGGCACGCCGCAACATGAACAACAGAATATGCAGATGGCGACCAACTTGGGAAACCAGGATTACTACAACTGGCTGGGACATGCGCAGGGCATGTTTAATACTGGCGTATCCGGTCTACAGGATATTAGTCACATGGGTTTACAAGCCAGCACCAGCATGGCAGATCAAATTGCCCAGATGCTGGCGCAAAAAGCGGCGTATGGCTATCAAGGCCAAGCGGCGCAAAACCAATCGCAAGGCAGCGCGTTTGGGAATATCTTGGGTGGTGTTGGTAGCTTGGCTGCATTCTTCGGAGGATAAAATGCCATTTACTTTTTATAGTCCGCCTTCCTTAACGGCAGAACAGGCAAGCCCCTATGGCAATCTAGTGCAAAATGCGCTGGGGACATATAGTGCTGCGATCAAAGCGCGGTATCAACCCATGATATCGCTAGCAGAGGCTTCCTCCAAGCTCGCCTATGCAAATCTCATGGGGCCACAGTTTTTGGCAAAGTTGATGGGCCATTCTGATATTTTGGCAAATATGACCGACGAACAAAAAGCGGAAGGCATGAGAAAATTGTATGCTGCTGGCACCGGACAAGGCACCGGGTTTGGTTTTTTAAACCCGCAAGCTGTCAGTACGGCATTAGGTGGGACACAACAGCCACAACAGCAAGAGCCACAACAGCAAGAGCAGGAGCAACCACAACAACCAGAACAACAGCAGCCAGAGCAGCAACAATCTCAGTCTTCCGACGATCAGCGGCCAATCCATGCGACTGTGAATGATGACGAAACGCCCTATACCGGCAATGTACCTATTGACTATGACAAGAATGGCTATCCCATCTATGCAAAGGGCGCTACACCACCTGCCGCCGCTGCAACCACTCCTGCGCAAGGCCCCGCAGCAACCGCCGCCCAACAACCTGGTGGAAAAGACTATGCGGAAGAAACTAAAGCCGCCGATGCTTGGCTAGGCAGCAAAGAAGCTGCTGACCAAGCAAAAAAGGATGGCTACATTTCTTTTCCTGACAGAGACAAATTAATGGCGTGGTATAAAGCTCAGCAGCAAAAAGCTGGTGCAGCACCTGTTGCCGCACAACCTGCAGCCGCACAACCTGTTGCCGCACCAGCCCAACAAGCCGCGCCTGATACGCCGCCACCACCAGAATCGGCAGCAGATTTTCCTTCACAACCAAAAAAAGACTTCGCCCAAAATGCGGCTGACTATGCAGGCCGTAAAAAAGAAGGCGAAGCTATGGGTGAACAGCGTGTAAAAGATATGAGCGCTTTGAATGATAATGTTTTCGCAGCTAATACAGACCTTACTACCTTGGGTGAGATCAGTAAGATTTTAGCTTCCTCTCAATTTGAACAAATCCGCCAAGTACCAGCAGCTGGCCATCATGAACTTGCCTACTATGCTAAATTTGGAACACCAGAACAAAAAGATATGGTGGGCCGATACTATGCACTTACAGGCCAAGTTGTTAAGGATTCCTCCCGTGATTTTCCAGGGCAATTTCGAACCGGAGAACAGAAATTGCTAGAAGGTATGAAACCTTCCCCTGGTGACACCGTTGATGTAGCGCGCGGCAAGACAGAAGCCCTAATGCAATTAAGGACGATGGTACGGGATCGTGCGAAACTTATTTCAGGTTATATGGAAAAATTCCATGTCAGCAAAGGGAGCGCTGAAACAATAGCCGACCAGCAAGTTCAGGGCGATAAAATACGTGACGCCATCGTTGATAAAGTTTATCCACCAGTGCAGATCCGCAGTAAAAAAACGGGAGAAGTGAGAACAGTTCCAAGATCACAAGCAAAAAAATTGGGAGTGAGAATTAATGGCTGATGAATCTGAATGGGAAGCTGTACCACAAGCCGCTCCCGCTCCCGCAGGCGCAACCGCTGTGCCCGGTGGTGCTCCTGCTGATGAATCTGAATGGGAAGCTGTTCCCGCGGCTGCTTCTGGCGCTCCTGCTGCATCTGGGAATAATAGCGATTGGCTACAAGTGCTAGCGTCAAACCCTCATGAAACATTAAAACAGTCTGTGTTGAAGTCGCCTTTTCGAGCAACTGAAGATGTTTTGAAAGGCGCTTGGGGATTAGTGAAGAATATTCCGAAATACTATGAGCAAGCCAAAACCGAAATTCCAGGTATATATACAACGATGCGTGATCATCCAGCGCATCTTGGCGTACAAATGGCGGCGGGGCTGGAAGATTTTATCAACAAGGCAGCGCAAACTCCTTTGCAAGCTGCAAAGTATGGTGCAAACCGTTTGAATCTCTTGCCGCAGGGTGTGCCCAATACAATTGAAAAAATCACTCCAGAAGATACTACCGGGGCTATTAAAGATGTCTTTGGTGAACCAAAATATCCCGGTGAAAAACTGTTGCGTGGCATGGTGGCTAATATACCCGGCATTGAAGTGGGCAGTAATCTGGCCGCTCCCTTAAACCCAATGAACTTTGCCACAACCAATCGGGGCTTAGCACAAAATCTTATTCGTGGACATGATGTACTTGAAAACAAAGCAGTGAAGGGGTTTAACCAAGTTGCCACCCAATTCACCAAACGCGGATTGCCCCCTGTTCCTGTTGCGCCAAACTTGATAAGTAATCTCGAACAATATTTTCCAAAGACAGAACAAAGCGCTACGTTGTTAAATAACGCGATGACAGGAGATTATAAAGCTCTGCGGAAAGTCCAGTCACAACTTTATACGGGTGCTAAAAAGAATCTGCAATCACAAGTTGAAACAGAGCGTATGCGCGGCCATGAAATGCTGGAACACCGTGAAAAAATTAATGATGCAATTTCAAATCATTTAACGAATCTTGGGCAAGATGACCTTAATTCTATTTTGAATAAATCACGCGCCAATTTCAAGCAGCTGAAGCAAACTTATTATAACCCACATCTCCCGAGCGCGATTGGTAGTTTACTGGATAAAGATGTGCAAAGAATCCCCAAGAATATGGGTGACATCTTGAACGAGGATTCCAAGCCCATGCAGAATTTGGTCAATTTTCATCCAGGATTATCGGAAAAAATTCGCGGCCACTTGTTACGCAGAGACTTAACCAATTTGGGGTTAAAATATGGTATTCCCCTTTCCGCCGGAGCATTGGGCACGTATGAGGCCATGAAGCACCTCGTTCCAGGGGATAAAGAAGAATAATGTAGTATAATTTTGTTGCGGCATGGATGCTGCAACAGCTTTTGAAAGATGGCGCGAAGAACGCGCAAATAGGAGCCAAGGATGGCTATCAACCCAGCGCTATTGGTTAGCGCCGCTATGATGCAAGACTATTTTGTGGACAATGCCACCGGTCTTGCTATGTCAGATGGCGTCATCACAATGTACCAAGATGACAGCCGCACCACGCTGAAGAACTGGTACTATCAAACCGGCATCCCCGGCAATTACACCTATTTGCCGCTGGATAATCCGCTCACGCTATCCGCCGTAGGGACGATCAGTGATCCGTCCGGCAATGACACAATCCCCTTCTACTATCCCTATTCGGAAATCGATAGCTCGGTCGTCCAAGCCTATTATGTCACCGTGGTGGATAGTAACGGCCAAGCTCAGTTCACCCGGCAAAATTTTCCGGGATCTAATTTGGGATCTGGCGGCGGGGGCGTTACCGGCACCAATACCGAAGAAAACTACATCATCAACAATGTGTACTGGCGCAATATTGGAAGCGCAACCCTCACCAACACCCAAAACCAGATTGTCGCACCCAGCCAACATGATGGGTATTTGAACAATGCAGGCACCCAGGATGGCAATAGCGACATCCGGTTTTTGAAAAACATCAATGGTGCTGTGGATAACATATCCTTTATCCCGATGACACAAACCTTGCAGATGGACATTACACCCGAAACCCAACTGTCCATGACCTGTAGCACGCCGCTGTCTGCTGGCGAAACAGAAAAATGTATTCAATACCCGGTATCGCTGCATCTTGCAACGCTGTCCAATGGCATTAACGCAACAACGCCCGTTGTGGCAACCATTGTTTTCCATGCGCAGAATATTACGGGGAATGCGAACGGTATATTAGAAATTTATCTGTATCAGTTCTATGGTACTGGTGCGCCAACGCAGCCTTTTCCTGTTTTGCTTTACACGGCTAACCTGACCAACACCTATCAGCGTTTTGCATTCACCTTTCCGCTCCCAGCAGCGCCTGCCTCCACAAGTCTTGGCGGTGGTGGAGATGACGCGCTTTTTGTCCAAGTGGGTTATCCCTTAAACAAAAGCTTTGGGATCAACCATACCAAACCACAGTTCTATCTTTCCACCACACCGCCCACCAACAACTTTGCTACCTATGACCAGATCGAGGCGATTATCAATTCCCCGCGCACAGGAGATCTTCGCGCTTCGCTAAACCCCTTCGCGCCCTTTGGGTGGGTGGGGATGGACAATGGCAGCATTGGTTCGCCCACATCAAACGCTTCCATGCCCGATCAAAATACCTGGCCGCTTTATTGGCTGCTGTGGAATGGAGTGGGGGTTTCATGGGCACCCATGGTGGATGGGTTGGCTTATGGAATAAACGCGATAACAGACTGGAATGCCGGGCGCGGCATCAGGCTCACCGACATGCTTTCCAATGTCATCACCGGTGCAAACGTTGGCGCTGGCGAAGTTTCAGGATCATTTCTCACAGCAGCAGTACAAACCGGTTCGCCCATTGTGCTGACTTTTGCATTCTACAACATGTTCATGAAGGTATAACACCATGCCAACCAAATTAAATTTCGCCCGTGACGTGCAAGGCTACAACGCAGAAGCACCACCGTTTTCCACCAATACCTATTCGGCAACCCTGGCCGCAGGAACTGCCAGCAGCATCACGATTCCAGGGGATGTTCCGGTTTGGTATATGACCGTGAAAGTTCAACCAACCGGCTGGGTTTGGATTTCCCGCACAGCAGCCGCTAGCGTTCCGGCGGGCGGCACATTTGCCGCAAATTCTGCGGAAATGGCACCCGGCACACTCGAATTTCGTCGCACGGTTTATATGGGAGATGTGATTAGCTTTCTTTCGCCAAACACCACAGCGGATGTGGAAGTATCTTTGTTTGCGGTGGGCTATTCGTAACTTAAAAATGGGTGGCATAAAGCCGCTAAGACAAAAAGGATTTTGTCATGACCAATGTAATGTTTACCCAACTGCCGACCGTTGCAGCTGCTAATCCTGCTGATATTATCTGCGCGGTGCAAGGTGGTGTGTCGGTACAGGAAACCTTGCAACAAGTTGCTTCGCTCTTTTTGTCGAGCACTATTTTAACCCATACCGGTAATCCCAACGGCAATGTTGCGGGTACAACGTTCCAGCTACTATGGGACACGACCGATGATATCTTGTGGGTGGCAACCACAACGGGCACTCCCACAACAACAATCTGGACTCAAACCTCAGTCCCTCCCTCTGGCAGCGGCGCAACTGGCACCTGGTCGATCAACATTTCGGGGAATGCGGCAACAGCAACCACTGCGACAACAGCAGGCAGCGCCACCACCGCAGCCAATCTCTCTGGCCTGACTGCTTTGACGCTCTATGGGAATCCTACCGGTGTGACGGCTACAGGGCAGGATATCACCCTTGGCACAGGCTTAAAGTTCACTGGCGACACCCTGGTTCCAGCCATTATCACCGCCTATGTAGTCGGCCCACAGGGCAACTACACCACTATCCAATCGGCTATCAATGCGGCGGTGGCAGCTGGGGCTTCTGCAACAAACCTTGCTCTCGTCTTGGTGGCAGCTGGCATCTACAACGAAAATCTCACCCTCGCATCTTTTGTCACGTTGGCCAATGCAGGGGGGATTGCAAAGAACAGCGTGATCGTGAATGGCAATGCCACCTACACCCCGACGGGTACAGCACAAACTTTCACCAGTTCTGGAATAGCTTGGCGTACCCCAACTAGCGGCGGCGTAGCTTTCTCTGTGCTTGGAACTGGCACTTGCACCGTCACCAAGGATGGGGGGTTATACAACGGTATCTATGGCACCGCGTTTGCCTGCAGCAATCCCAATGCCACGATCATTATTACCGTCACCGATTTCTACGCCAGCACCGGTCAATCGATTTTGAATATCTCAGCTGGCAGCTTCACCAGTATTGCCGGGAATATGCACGCGACTGACACCTCATCGCTCATCTCTGGAACGGCGGTGGTATCGCTCATCAATGGCTATATTGGGGACAGCTATACCCTGTCTGGGACGGCAACCTTTACCGTGTCAGCCGCAGTTTGCGTATCGCCCAGCACCTTGGCGTTCTTGACGCTTGGAACTGGCACTTTTGGCTATGTGCTAGAATGCACCATCAACTGCAATTCGGCGTCTGGCTATTGGGTGAGTGGAACGGGCGTTATCGAATATGGCGCGCTGGTCACAACCTTGGGCGGCTCAACGCTGATCAATCCTACATTGACGATCAATGGACAAGTTTTGTCCACTGGGAACCTGTCATTCAACGGCGGGACAACGGCGATCTCGGCCAATGGGCAGCTCATTATCGGCAATGGCACAACCGGCATTCCGGCCATCCATACGCTGACCGCTGGTACTGGGATAACTGTCACCAATGGGCCTGGGACAATCACAATTGCTTCCACCAGCTTGCCAACAACACTGCCCTCCGGTGATATTTTTGTGGGCAATGGCTCCAATGTTGCCACAGCAGTTGCCATGTCAGGGGATGCAACGCTCGCCAATACGGGGGCTATCACCGTTGGCTCTATTGGCGGAAAAGCAGTTGCACTGGGAGGCACGTTTACCACG